CGTTAGCAAGTCCTTGTGCAAGCATTAAATTCATTGTTATTAATTTAGAATGTTAAATAAAACCCCCCCCCAATTTACTGAGGGGGGCACAAACTATGAAGAAAATCACTATTAAATCGTTGGTCTATTCACTTGGGCCAACGGTAATTCTGCATTGATGTGGTGCATAGTTTGAACAATAATAGGACTAAATTTCGGGTCACGAAAAGCAAATACACGTCTTTCGTCATTGACCTCAAAAAATGTCTCTGTAAGTATCGGGTCAGTCTCAATACTCCTAGCGAGATGCCAATGAGCATTCAAACTAGCCATCTCTCCTGTAACAAGGTCAAAAGTGTAACGATACTCACTATTTTGCGGCATATAACCAAAAGTTCCATCCAATGTATAAGTATGTCCACTTAATTCACCACGATACAAAGCTCGTTCTCCAAGCGTGTCAAATTGTGGATGAAAATAGTCGAAACGGCTTTGTTTGAATGCAAACCGAGGCATAGCAGCAATATACGAAGGACGATATGTGACCGCAGCAACTGTCATCAAAAATCCGTGTTCATGTGCATAAAAACTTTCCTGTTCCGAAGTACTATAACTGCCTGCATTACCTGTTTGCCGACCTTGGAAATTATCCGACATATTTGTAACTTCACTCACTACAATAGGTTGAGAAAATCCATTAACATAAACAGGAATATCAGCACGGAAATCAGGCAAATTAGTATCAAACATAGCCCGCAAGTAATCTTTATACGTTGTTGCATGTCTTTCCATTTCCGCAAATTCTTGCAAACGAGCAGCCCGACGAATTTCTTCCATAATAATTTTAGCACGTGCAAAAAGAGCGTTTGCTTCAACACTATCATTTGCATTTGCCGTTGCACCTTCAATAACAACATCAAAAGGTGTACCGTCTAATGTCGTATCAGCAGCATTACGAAATACTTGTGCATCAGCGTCAACAAAGACAGGGCCACCCAACTGAGGGGACGGCAAAGCTAAATTGAAATAATCGTCTTTGTATGTGATTTTACGCATAGTTGTGAGTGCATTCCAATCATCATTAGATATATCACCATCAACACAACGGTCGAGAACTTCAGATGCAACCGCTTTGTGTCTATAATAGTGATTCCAAACTTTTTGATATGCAGCAAAAGGCAACGGATTAAGGTTAGCATTATCACCTACACCGTCTATCATATACCTATATGCAAAATGGTCCGCAAGAACAGGAAGTGTAACACCTGTATCAGCATCTTTAGTAAGGCGTGAACGCTCAAAACTTGGCGCAATCGGAGCAAGTCCTGTATATTGGTCGGGTTTCCCTTGTATCCATTTCTCAAACCCATCCCAGATTATACGCATAGGCACATAAAAGGTATGCAATTTAATATCCATAGAATGCATCATAGGAGATGCCAAAGGCTGCAACCGTACAACTGTCTCGTTACCAACTTTATAGGTAGCACCTGGCACGGTCTCAATACAACCGACAGGAGTAAGATAACCAATTTTCATGGCTGTTAGCATTTGATAACTGAGATTATGCCATGCACGACTTGGTTTAGGAACTAGGAGATTATTCTCCATTTCTTGACGAGCGTCTCTCATTTTTCAATTAATTGTTTAATTCAACCACCCTAAAAAGACGGTCTTTGATTAATAAATATAACGGTTCTTTTATCGCTTCTTTGATATTTTCCTTAGTTAAGTCCACAACGATAACACGAACTAAAGGAAGTTGGTCCAACATAGTCATGTTAAACGAGTCCCTCCACGACGTACAGTCAAATATGTTTGACGACGAGGATTTATCTTAACAACTGTTTTGAAATTAGAATTTTTCATTTGAATGAATAGTTTAAACTGTTAGAAAAAATTGTTAATAATTGTTTTGGCTTTTTCATGGCTATACAGGTTTTTTTTTGATAGTTGACACAAAAAGGTGTCAACTGGCTAATAATAATCAAGACTTGATATTAGCCTTGTTTGCCTTAAATTCGGCAAACTCTTTTGCTTCGGCATCTGCCTTGGCTTTTTGTTCCGCTTTCAATGCTTTAGCGGTTTTGTACTGAGTGTCGAGTGCTTGTAATTCTGCTTGTCCGTCCTCTTGTACCTTTTTAAGGAATGCAGTAGCACTACGTTCCGTCGAAGGATCAGTTGGATATGACCGCATAGCAGAAACAGTAGCAGGTGCGGGTAATCCGCTTTCACGGCGTGCAAGCATCGCTTCGATACTATCTGCAAGGTCTGGCACTGTAAGTTCTGCCTTGCCCGCTTCGCTCTCCCAATAGGCAAGCTGAGTAAAATGCATGGGAAAACTCCATAACCCAACAGGGTTATAAACATTAGAAAAATCAGCATTTGGCTGCCGATTAGCATAATCGGGGAAAAATGCCGATTTTGCAGAATAAGAACCTCCTAAAGTCATAATAATAAATTTAGATTGTTAATAAATAAAATTAAAAATAAGTGTTCAAAAGGCTTTTTGATTGGTAATAATGGATTAATTAGTGATAGTGGTAGTAAATCAAGGGCGACAGTATCTCAACTGTATTACCTAATGGCTTTAGTAGCTTCAAGAGCGACACCCGAATAATGGCACAATGTTCAAAATCACTTTCGACATTTCCAAATTTTTTTTTGTTTTTTTTTGCTTACTACGATATTTCATAGAATGCGGGGGCAATCCCCCGCGCCCCCTCAACTTTTTCATCCGTGCCAGTGGCACTACTTAAAAAGTTTTTCAAACAAGAGCGACAATAATATTCATCAACATCACCCTCTAAAACACATTGCTCTAAATACTCTGATACAGTCTCACAAAAATATCCGCTAAGAGGGTGTTTAGTACCACATAATAACTCCCCATCAAAATGGAGATGTATTTTTAAATTTTTCTTCATAACTTCTTTTTTAATTTATTAAAAAATACAATAATACTAACAATAATAGAAAAGATTAATTCTTTCATTTTTTAAAGTTTTTCTTTTGATATCGAATATTTACGTTTTGATAATTCAACTTGTATATCACCTTTTCGTTGTATAGGACTATATTTATCATAGTACACTTTTTGTCTATCGGACATATTACTATAATCCTTTGTCATTTTTTCTTGAAATAATTCACCAAGTTCAGTAGTATCATAATCAGCAGCCCGTAAATAAAAACGAGGTACGGACATTTTCACATTACCACCATTCATAGACGGAATCGTATAATAAGGCATTGTAAGTAAAGAATCTAATTTTCTCTTAAAATGTGCCTTAGGTGTACGGACTTTTCTATAACGAACAAAAGACTTATTATTTTTATCTATGCCTTTGACTTGAAGATATTTAACTTCAAACGCCCAATTTTCACCAATGCCTTTGGACATACCAATAAAGGGACGTGCCTGTCTCCAATCCCATTCGTCATTTTCGCCAATTCCACCTTTAAAACTATTAAGCGAACCTTTAACAGAATATTTAAGAGTATAAGCAATACTAGCAGGGGATACACTACCAAAATGCACTAACCCCTTACCCCAAGTTTCATTAATAATCTTAACATCATTAAGAGATACATCTATAATAATTGCATGATAGTGAGGTCTATTATTTTCGCTACCATATTCACCACATATAAGATATTTAATATTTCGATACGGTAAAGCCTTACGTAGTCTTTTAAGCCAATCTTGATAGTCCTTTTTCCTTAACGTAAATTTTCCCTTATACATAGGGATGTTAAAATAATCATACGTTAAAGTAAGAAAGAGGGCGGGTTTCCCCGCCATCTCCCTTTGAAGTCTAAACGTCCAATGTTGTAAATATGACGTATGACATTGACTACAACGACCACACTTATAAGTATAGCCACTTTGATTAGTTTGAGGATTTACACACATTATCTAAACAATAATCTACGAAGTAAAACACCTATACCGCTACTAATTGCACGATTACCCCCCATTTTTTCAAGAAAATAGCGCATAGAAGCGGGTAAGATATTAGCTAGCTCTGCCTCTTGTTTACGAATTTCGGCGTCTGATTGGATACGGCTTGATATATTACGAAAATCTTTATGTGCGTAATAATTCTGAATCTCGTCACGGTAATTTTTATTCTTATACATACCAATTTGACCTTGTAACACGTCTGATTTACCCTGTAATAGCTTAGAACGAAATAACTTTTCTATTTCTGCGATTTCACTATTAGCTTGAATGCCTTTGTATTGAGCAGCAGCATTACTAGCTTGTTGACCTGCTAAAGAAGCTTGATTTGCATTTTTGTTTATCATAGCAAGAATATTATCTAAATCAAAATGCTTTCTTTTAGCAAGAATACCCGTCAATTTTGGGTCATTCCAATCATCTATATTTGTATCATATTCCAACTTTTTGTTATTTGTATCCGCATCTACATTTGCAGTGTCCGCCATAACTTTTTGTTGTTGTAATTTCAACAATTTGACTTGTTCTACACCTTGTTGTAATGTCATCATGTCCAACGGCTTAGATGTATTAGATTGACCCATTGTAGCGGGTCGAGGCGTTGGAGCAGATGCCAGTAATGATTGACCACTAGAGGCATAGGGAGAAATCCCCGCCTCTGTCAATCGTTTGACTTGATTAATAGGCTTATTATACTCATTTTGCATGTTATAATCTGCTAGTGAATCACGCCTTTGTCTATTGTAATTCAACATATTGAGACCTTGACCGACTAATGTATTAGCACCGTTAGCAAGTCCTTGTGCAAGCATTAAATTCATTTTATTTATTTTGATATTAGTAAATAGCCCCCCCTTTTTAGGGGGAGGGCTTTGTTTTTAAATTGTTGGTCGTGATACTTGAGGTATTGGTAATTCAGCGTTTATATGGTGCATAGTTTGCACTATAATAGGGCTAAATTTCACGTTACGAAAAGCAAATACCCGTCTTTCGTCGTTAATCTCGAAAAAGGTTTCGGTAAGTATTGGGTCACGTTCTATACTTCTAGCAAGATGCCAATGGGCATTAAGCGTTGCCATCTCCCCAGTAACGAGGTCGAAAGTATGCCTATACTCACTGTTTTGCGGCATATAGCCGAATGTACCGTCGAGTGTGAAAGTATGCCCCGATAATTCACCTCTGAAGATAGCACGTTCTCCGAGCGTGTCGAACTGAGGGTGAAAGTAATCGAAACGGTTTTGTTTGAACGCAAAACGAGGCATGGCAGCAATATAAGACGGTCTATAAGTTACGGCGGCGACCGTAATCAAATAACCGTGTTCATGTGCGTAAAACGTTTCTTGTTCAGCAGTAGAATAACTGCCTGCATTACCTGTTTGCCTACCTTGGAAGTTATCCGATTGGTTAGTCACCTCACTAACTACAATAGGTTGGCTAAATCCATTCACATAAACAGGAATATCCGCACGAAAGTCAGGCAATTTTGCATCAAACATTGCCATCAAATAGTCTTTGTACGTTTGTGCATGACGTGACATTTCCTCAAATTCTTGCAAACGAGCCGCCCGACGAATTTCTTCCATAATTATG